TCTTGGCCTGGATCCAAATAGTCAAATCTAAAGGGTCGTTGTGCCTTTGTAAAAAAAATAGGACAGTTATTGTTGAATGCGTAAAGAACAGCGTCCAAGCAACTTCCTACCACTATTTTATCGTACTCAAATATCAATTGTTATATTATAACTTAGTTGACTTTGTTTGTCAATTATTTTTGGCGGATTCCATAAGAATCGAAACCACCATAATACCAGATAGGGTGCATTATATGATAACGTTGGCGGTAGTGTAACCACCCTAATGCGTGGCCAAATTCGTGTTCTAACACTCGATCTTTTCGTGCATATTTAGGTAAAACAAATATTTTAGCTTTCACAATGGCACCTGTTGTCGTGTCCGTATATAAGCGTGTGGATGCCATATTAGAATTGGCAAATCCAGACTCGGGTAAAGTTATTATTATTTCTCCCATCTTGGGGTTCATACACATGCTAAAATTATCCTTTTTCACGATACCAAATTCATACCCGAGCCGGCTCCAATATTCAACCGCATTATATACCCGGGACAAAGAGACCTCAGACGTTGCACAGACACGCACACTGGGTGGGCTTTTCCACTCCGCTTTGCGCTTGGGCTCACCCAGCGCAAAAACTTCCATAGGAATGGTATCATTTATCTTTAGAATCGCCTCTTCGTGTGTCACCAATCCCACGCAACTCAAGAAGAGAAGTATAATGCCCATGCATTAACTAGAATTAAAAAATTTAATTCTTTATCTTATCTAAGATCTCAATATCGTATTTAACCTCGTCCAACAGGTCTCTTAACTCTAGCCCAGCGCAGTCTATTTTATTTTTACTGATATGGTAGTGGCTCACAAATCCAGAATAGTTGCCATACGCCACATTTTGCTCATACTTAGTAGAGGTTTTTCCAAACTGACCAGTGGGGCATTCGTAGGGAATTCCTGTTGCTCCATGGATGGCTTTCCAGAGAGCTTGCGCTGCCTTAATCTGCTCAGGATAAAACCCAAGAAACGCGTCTAGCTGATGGCTATGGACCCAAGCCCCATCTATCACAGGGCGTGACCCGAAGCCGTGAGATTTGTACCAGTCTTGATATTTAGGGTAGTATGCATTACTAATCTCTACGCCCACGGACGGGCGGTTAGTACGAGAAGAGCCGGCATGCCATGCGGCATGTTGCATGTCAAGAGTCTGGTATATGGTGCCATCGTTATCTATCAAAAAATGAACTGAGATACCGCGTCTATCCAGAACGCTCTGACACGACTTGGAGGATAGGCACACATCCCAATGATTAACAAAGTATCTAATCTTGCGCTTTGGGCGCCCGGAGTAATCATAGTAGTGTCCGCTTTTCGCTTGCATCCCACCTTTTTCAGACCACAGAACAAACTTATCCCATTCAATCGGGTGGAAGTCTCCATTGTATACAATGTAATTAGAATAGTGGCAATCGTTGGGCTTGTAGTCATCGATGGCCGCTTGGCGCTCAGTCCACAAACGCCGGAATGTCATCGGACCACACAGCCCATCGCCTTTTAGTCCACGGCCTTTCTGCCATTTCTTGATGGCGCGTACTAATTTATCATCAAAGTACTTTTCGCCAAACCATCCGGGCTCCCAGCCAAGCTTCTTGGCTGATGCTTCATTATAGAAGTGTTTGTCCATGTATCGTTGACCCCCGCTGGGTCCTTTATTTTATAATTCCCAGCACATAGTTATCTAATATAACGTTATAAATAGTGCCGCCGATACTAATTTCTTCGATCATAGACCGGTCCACTATAAGTTTGTCCCCTTGACCAACATCGATTCGTAAATCAGGGGCAGCCCTCAATACCGACACTTCCGCATGGCGATCAATTTCCGGAGCATAATCTTCTGGAAGAACAATTAAAGATTCTGCGGAGGGGTCAGGGTTGTTGTTAACATCAATAAGAATGTGTCGATTAACTGGATTAAACATTGCTTATCTCTCTTTCTAAAATACTGCTGTGTTGTTTATACTGTCTCTCAGACATGAATGCTTCGGTTCGGCGTCCACAATTTTTGCAATTCATTGTAACATGATAATTATTTCCGGCGGTAGTTTGTCCGTCACCAACGGGCTGGTAATAACACTCTTTATGTCCGAGTGCGTTACATGTTCTTTTTAGTTCGCTTCTTTCTATTAAATGATTAAAATTCATTTCTCTCTCGTTAAATTGTGCAGGTGTCGTTTGTACAGAACTTAGTTCCTTCGCCGGCTTCTTCAGTATCAATGCGCTGAATTTGAACCACTTTCTTTATTCTCTCTTCATACTCTTCTTTCGTTATTGGTTCGTATGGTGCTTGTTTGTATCCGGTTTCTTTGTATCTAAGGAAGGAGACTGCTTTAAGTCTTGTCTCATATAGTTCAAGAGCACTTTTAATTTGGCCTGCTTCCTCATCCTTAAACGTGATAGTAACAGACACGGCGTTATCGGCCCAATAATGTTGATACTGGGCAGCAATTTCAAGTTGTTCCCACATCGAGACATCCCGCTTTCCTTTGTGGAAATACGGCTCTTTGACAGGAAACTCGACACAAGTAGTATTCGGAGAATATTCATCATCCTCCATAGTATAGCCGGCTTCTCTAATGCTGTCAAGTAATTTTGATTCTTTTGAGAACCTGATACGTCTAATATAGTATTCATCTTCTGGGAAGTGGATGCCGGGCGTGGAGCCGTTCAGCAACGACACAGTTCCCGATGGCTTAATAGAAGTTGTTCTGATCGATTTGGGAACACACAGCCAGTCTGAATATTCTTTGTCAAGTAACTGAATGTGTTCGTAAGCATCATCGCACCACTTTAACATATTACGCCGGCCATGTTTATTAAATGCTTGGACGATGCCCGACTGTGAAAGTCCGATACGGCGGTTCTTGAGCATCATGGCGTTGGTCTCGGGCCAGTGAGTATTGACCAGCGTGACTGTCTTCCCATATAGATACGCACACTTGAGAGTTTTTAGATAGTCCTCATACGTCTCGTGCTTTGCGGGGAATGTCTCCACCAAACAACAGCATTCACCATCGTGAAGTTGCTGTTCGCTGCAGGGGTTGAATCCTGCCACATTAACGTCATCTAATCGATCATCATCCTTAAAGCGTCCCTTGGTCTGTGCGTTTCGCAACCAGATATAGCCGGGCTCGCCGTTTTTCTTACTCTGTTCTGCGTGCCAAGTGTAGTCCATTCCAACCACCGCATTGAAGGAGTTATTGGAGCCCCATCGATGATGATATAACTTCTCTTGATCGTTTTTCATCTCAAGGTAGCGTTTATCATCGTAGTTCCCCATCGCTAGAGCGGCCGATCGGCGGACGTTTCCGGCTACCACACACCGACCGATAAGATTCTCTGTATCAACAATATCGACCGATGAGATAGGCTCTCCGATCTTAGAGGCGAACAGTTCTGTTAAGTTTTCGTGTAGTTCCAGCAGTGGTTCATGTCCTGACGCTGTTCCACCGAATCCATTAATTTTAGAACCGGGAGGCCGGATGGCTGTGTAGTCAAACTTTGGTACTTTGGCACCTAAAAAGAAGCCATCGAGAAGGTTATGAACCGAATTGACCCATCCTTCACGGCTGTCATCGATTATAAGTGTGTCGCCTGTGTATTCTGGCTCTTTGATGGTAAACGTATTTGCCCCAAGAGTGTCGAAACCAACACCGACACCGAGCATCAATGCGTCCATCATCCAAGCGAACAGATAGCCACCCTTGGTGGCCAACTCTTTGGTTGAACGAAAGGCACAGTTAAACAATGCAGCCCCAGTTTTCTCTTCCACAAACTTCGTCCCCATCATCCATAAGCCGCGGCCCGGAGGCGTCCATTTCAGGTTGAATAGGCGATCGTATGCGTCCTTAGCCGTCGTCTGTGCTTTCTGATCGTTCCAGCCTAGTCCCAACATAACAACATGTTGCTTCTGGACATTAAACATTCCCTCGATCACGCGGCGGCATGTCTGGTGCCATTCTTCGGTACCGGTTGCTTGTGGATCAAATTCGCTCAACCGTCTCGAATATGTGCGTTTGTATGTGATATAGCCGATCGGGCCCCAGGGTACCTTTGCTGTTTTATATGGTTCGATAAATGTGTCCGATAATCTAAATCGGCGGATGTTCTCAATGGTTCTCATTTTTATTAATTCCTTCTAAATTTTTCATATTTATTTTTAAGCAACCCTTTTTGCATTGTAGCGGTTAAGGCAACGGGGGTTCCTGGTATTATTCCATTGGTGACAGGAGATCTGGGGAGTATCTTAATACTGACATTGGATGTGTCCATAAATATGTTAAACACCATGCCATCTGGTCCGTTCCTATTCTTGGCAATAAAAATTTTGCCTTTATTGTTTTGTTTATCCTCAATTGTTCGTGATACCGAAAAGATAAAGTCCGCAACGAAGCATTTGTTAAAGGCTTCTGATATTTGTTCCATCGTAATCACCTCTGCACTAAGTCCTGCTCGATTTGTTTGTGAAGCGGTCCAGATAGGGCACTGGAACTCTGTCGAGATAGCTCTTAACTCCTCATAAATAGATCCTAACTCGTCGCGCTTTTCTTTGCGGACAATAACTGGCCTTAAAAGATCAGCATAATCTACAATTATCAGCCCGGGCTTGATGCCGCGTTTAACAAGGCGCGAAAGATGGGAACGGATAGTATTGGTAGTAGCAGACTTCGTAGGATACTCCTTGATGATCAGTTTACCATCAATGTCCTTGATTTGTTCATATATTTCGTCTTTAAAAGTACGTAAATCAGAAAGAGGATACCCGGTAATACAACTATCGTAGCGATTTGCAATGACTGTGTCCTGCAGTTCTAGTGTATAATGTACTACCACCTTCCCTTCGATCACAGCATTTGATCCTAGATGTACGAGGACCATAGACTTTCCAGCGCCGGTCGGAGCAATTACTACCCCCAACTCACTTTTACCTAATCCTCCACCTACAATACCATCAATATCTTTCCACCCAGTAGTAACCGGATTTCGGTGTTTAATTTCATATCTTTTTTCAAAGTCTGTGATATATTCATAGCCAAAGTTATTATCCGATCCCAGTTTAAGCGCTTCATTTATTGTACTGGAAATTTCGTCAAAGGAACAGCTCTGCAGGAGTCCCACAGATTTTAGCATGGCCTCTTTAAGATTCTGCTTACGGCAAAAGTCCAAAGAAGCTTCTTTAATATACTCAATATCTTGAATCTCCCGCGTGTGAATTCTAACAAAATAATCCCTTACCTGTTTTTGAATTACACCGTCTTCACCTTCTAACTCGGTACGGAGTATGGTAGTGACCGCATCCACAGATGGATGCTTGTTATACCTGTCCCGATAGTCCAGTATTTTCGTAATAAAAACACGTAGATACTCTAGTTCAAGAAAGCCAACATCTAGAACTTCCGTTATCTGATCCGCGAACGGACGATCCTCGAAAATTAGTTGTACTAGTCCCTCTTGGAAGCTCTTTCCATACCTTCCAAAATTTACATTATCTGGCGACATGAATCCTCACTTCTAGCCCTAGTAGTAAGTATAGCGCAGCCACCCTTAAAGTCAACCGAAAAACTGTACATTATTTAAGTGCCAGGGCTGCAGCGTCAACACAATCCCTCGTGATCTTATTTAAGTGTGTACGTAAATCATCCCAATTTAACTCACCAAAGCCGTCCTCTCGCATAAGCTTTATTACTTCAGTTTTGTTGAAAGTGCATTCAAAATTTTCTAAAGAATAGTTAACATGATCTTTTGCTTGAATAGACATTTGAGGACTGTAAAGTTGCATCATCTTATAATTGTGTTCGATCACGTCGCGGCCCTCCACGATGTTGGTAAAAAACTTAAGATTGGTACCTGAGTTCTCACAAAATTCTAAAACCTCATCTATGGTGTAATCTTTTTCGGAAGACAAGAATGACAGACGATTCTTTACCGACGTAAACCCGGCGCCGCGGATGCCTGGAAGGTTGTCGGAGGTATCTCCAATAATTGAGCGCGCCAGAGCCATGTTCGTTGGATGTACACCGGTCTGCTCTATGATCCTTCTGACGTTTAGAAGCTCTTTCTTTACTGGGCGCCATAAAATTGTCTCGTCATCGCACAGCTGCATAAAGTCTTTATCATTGGATACAATAATCTTTTGCCAGCCGTCATAATAACTTGAAGTAGTTAGGTGTGCAATAACATCGTCTGCCTCTATTTTTTCTATCATAAACTGGATGATAGGCATGCTGTTGAAATATTCAATGACTCGGCTTTGCTGCCAAATCTTATTTTGCAATTCCTCGTTCTCAGTTAGATTATGGAAGGCGCGGTTAAGGCGGATTGGTTTTCTGCCGGCCTTATAGTTCTTGTCCATGTCTTTGCGCTTACGGGAACCATCTGGTCCGTCCCACACAATTACAATCTGATTGGGATTGGTTTCTCTTACGAGCTTTTGGAGAATCTTCATGAAGCCCTTGAGCCCACCAATGGGTTGACCATTAGAAGACAATGAGGGGTCTACAATATATGCTCTCAGATATGCGTTTAGCGCATCTACTATTAATACTCTTTTATTCTTCACTTTACTATGCCTTTACTGGAACTGTGAGATCTGCAGGATCTTCATAAAAAGCTTTTGCGTCACCCTGGCGCTTATCAAACTTCTGAATTATCTCCTCATCCATTAGTGCAGTAACATGCTCTCTAAACTCTGCGTCTTCATTTACCAACTCGGTCCACTTAGAAGGCTGGAACTTCTTTTCATAGCCGTCGGCTGTCTTAATGGTGTACCATGCGCCGGCACTGGTGAGACATGAAGAGCCCTTGATCGCATCGAACCACGACTCTTCATCGCGGATGCCCACTTCGTTCCCCCACAGAATGCGGAAAGCACATGAGCGCCCTTGTGTGCCAAAGCGAGACTTCTCCAGTTTCACCTTAACCTCGGATCCAATACGGAATCCCTTCTCGTCTTCAATAAAGGAAGCCTTTGCCTTGCGCCCAGTCAACCAGATGCGGAGAGAATAGGAATAATGCATTGCCTTTCCTCCCGGTGTCATATACGGAGTCGTCATAGCAATGATGCGAGCGTTTGGTCCGCTGGGAATGTTAGTCTTCAACTGATTGAGGACCAGGAACGTAGCCTGTTTGTCGGCAATCGGAATAATCAGCTTGGACATTCCCTTGGCCAAAATGCGCGCCTTCACTGCCATCGATGATTGGGGATTAAAGTCTCCCTCAACATCAGATACAGAAGGTGTAAGTGCGAGTGAATCCCAGATGAACAGTAGTTGATCTTCGGCTGCTCCCAGCAGTTCTTCTACAGTCTCCAATACAAACTCCACAGAGGAAGCCTGGATGTACATTAGTCGCTCTAGGTCACATCCTGCCTGCTCCAAGAAGCGTGGGTCGATGGCTGACTCAGAATCGAAGTAGACGATAAGCTTGCCCGTTTTCTGAGCGTTTGCGGCTATTTGCGCGGCCATGTAAGATTTGCCTGTGGATTCAAGTCCTGCAATCTCCGTCACCTTTCCTACTGGAACGCCGGCACGGTGGCCCTTGCTGATGATTGAGTCCAGCCAGCGGGAGCCGGTGGGGATCCATTCCTTTACTGACGTGGGATTTTCTCCCGTCAGATCGTGTGCGACATTCCTGCCGGCTTTCTTGTTAACCATTTTCATTAGGTCTTGTATTGCTACACGACCAGCTTTTGCTTTAGCTTTAGCCATTTGCTCTCCTTATATGTTATTATAACACATGCCCTGTGTTATGGCAAGTTAGTAATGATGATTTCTGAAGATTTCTTTGATCTATTCATTCCGTATGTCCACTCTGCTTCGTGTATATCGAAGTCTCGATAAAGTGAACGGATCTCGTCGCAATCATTATATGATAAGATCCAGTTGGCTCGTTCTCTCAGCATAGAGAAGAGCGCAAGGTGAGGAAAGAATGCGTGCATGTCTCCCTCGTCTCCGTAAAGTTTGCATCGTGCAGCCTCCAAAAAGTATGGAGGGTCAAGATATAGGCAACAGTCATGCCTTTTGATAGAGTCTTTAAAGTCGGCATGCTTCACCGTGAGGTTGTCCACCTTAAAGTTCCTAATATATTCTATTTGTGAGTCTGTAAACCTTGCATATGATGCTCTTTCAGAGAACCCACCTGCAAGGGTAGCACCCGAAAAACTGCTGCGATTAATAGCATATACTTTTGCTGCAGCTTCGTATGAAAAGGGGTGACCAGAGCGCAGGGCAAATCTAATTTCATCCCTGAATCGATCGAAGTCTCTCTGTAGAAGCCCTCTCGCTTTATATTCTTTATCTTGATAGATATACTTCTTCTTAGATTTGGTGCGAGCGAGGTCTGCTAGTGTGGCCAAGCGCTCAGGATCTTTTAAGAGAGCCTGCCAGAACCATACAATCGGCTTGAACCCGTCATATGCATGGACCTTTATTCCTTTCTCAGCGAGCGCTAACTCTATTGAACCACCCCCTAGAAAGGGGGAGCAAAGCTCCCCACAATCTTCGGGAATGAATTCCATTAGCGTCTTCACTGCCCGGGATTTACCTCCCGGATATCGCAGTGGAGTTTTCATCAGTATTTGGCCACACTAACAAGTGAATCGCTCTCAAGATCATGACTATCAGCAATCTGTGGGCAGGCACCAATAATATTAAATGGCTTCTCGGCGTCACCAATAGATTTGCCAGTTGCTTTCAAGAGCCCATCGAGATTCAGCCCGGCTGCAGCTAGCTGACTTTTTACTAGTTCATATGACATGGCGTAAAGCTGATTCAGCTTGGTGATCGACTTCGATAGCGCCTCGCGTGCTTCCGGAGGACGGTAGAGGCTAGTGTAGAAGATAATATCTACTGGATCAGTACCCTTAATAATGGCTGGCAGAATAGTTTCACACCAGACACGTTGAATATAGGTATCGCAGGATGCCAGAGATGCATTAACCAGTACATAGTCTTTCTTACGTAACTCAAGGTTACGCTTAATCCAAGAGTGCCAATCTTTAGTGGCCTTGCGAAGAATCAATGATTCATCACGTGTGCTAACTTCAATAATCTTATCACGCATTTTGGTGATTTGACCGGTCTTGAAGTGCAACTCCACCTGGAGGTCACGAAGCCAGCTGTCAATATCCGCAACAGTTGGCTCAAGCTCACCCAAGTTGATCAAGTGAACACCGCCGTTTACAATATCCTCGTAAGTTGCGGGAGAGTTCGGAAGATCGTCCAAGTTCTCAATGAATGCGTTTGTGAGCGTATTCTTTAGCGACGTGTCTTCGCGGCTATATACCGCAGTTGGCAACCAACGTTCGTCGTTGTTAATGGCGGCGGAGGCGCGCCCTCGGCCTCCAAGCCATGCACCATTGGAGTCACGACTAGGCGGCCACTCAGTTATAACAAAGCCGCGTTGTGAAAAGGATACCTCAAGTCCATCAATACGATCGTTTGCATCAAACTCATTACGAATACCTAAATTCGCAAAATTTTCGTCATCTAAATCGACCGTATGGAGATCAAGAAATTCAAAATGACTGAACGTGCAGCTTTTGAATTTGATTGGTACCAGTCCGCTGCTTTTCACCAACTTGTCGAATTCATCAAGGTTAATTGTACCTTGAGTGTTGAACCCTGGGCGGACACGGGGGTTGTTATTGTGAATGTCAACGACCTTAACTTCGTTGGTGTTCATGATGCTGGTTGTGGTGTCAGCGGCACCTTTTTTGTTTGACATTTTTTCTCCTTTGCAAATTCGCATATTAATGTCTGAACCTCAAGTGCCGAAGCGGTAGAGATTCGTATCTATCTTCCATTGAAGATGTCTTTATTATAACACCTTGATTTTAAATGTCAAGGATTATTTTAAAATGGCGGCAGACTTTACACCGGTCTGCCAGCGGCTGGGGGGACTACTGAGTCTCGGTGGTAGTGCCGGTAGTTGTCTCAGTGGTAGTCTCGGTGGTCGAGGACACCGGGACGGTTTCACCAGCAGTTGCTGGCTCTGTGAATGTCGGAGTTGCCTCCGAAACGGTGGGGGGCTCGACTGAACATGTACCGTATGCAGTGGCGATAACAAGAACGCCTCCTACAACACTAACATGCACCTTCCAGCGCGCCCACGCGGACTTTAACCATTCTAACATTATATGTCTCCTTCTGTTGATTAAAAGTGCGGCAGAGTATTTGTATGCCCGCTCTGCCAGCGGCCATTATAAACAAGCTTGAGATTAACCTGACATTAGTTCATCAAATGCACGGTCCACGTCATTCTTTCCACCCTTATTTTGGTGGTTGTATGACGTTGTCTCAGACGAGCGCGCTTCAGCGGTTTTTTCGCCGGCTAACTGCTCATCGAGAATCACATCTACCTGCTCTGGAGTAAGGCGCTCAAAAAGAGAATCAAACTCTGGAATACCATCTAGGAGGGCGGGGACGGCTTCATTATCCTTAAGCAGTGGCGAAGTGTTTCTACGCATCTTCAGGCTTGTTTGTGGGTACGCGCCCGGCTTATTGGGCTTCGTATAGGTTAGGGTGATATCGGTGCCCTCTTGCACATCAGTGACATCACCGTATTCAGGATCAAGAATATACCCGAGCAAAAGTTCATACGCCTGCTTTCCGTAGCCGTAAATCTTCGCTCCCTCATCCTCTCGACCTCGTACAACGACTGGTGAGAAGTACCGAGTGCGCACAAAGAGTGACTTTGCTAGCTTCTTGGTTTCCTCATCGTTTGTGTCTGTTCCTTCACGCCACAACTGTGAGGCAAAATCGCAGATGGGGCAGCGTTCTCCGTAGTTTCGCTTCGGACACACAACACCTCCCCTATGATCTCCCACGTTATAGTGGAAGAACATTTCCTTCAACGGATCTCCATCCGCTGTTGGTACAATACGGATATCCGTATCTCCCTCGTCTGGCTTGAACCAGTGTGAAGTTCCGTCAGAACCTCTTCCGTCACCGCGCAAATTTGCGAGCTTGCGGCGCATAAGCTCCATGTTGATTCCCATAATGTTTCTCCTTTATGATGGGTATTATAACACTCTATTCAAGATTGTCAAGAGTATTTGTTTGAATTGCGTTAGTGTGGGCAACGCAGAGCCCAAANTCTTGNTCATGAAAAGTTTCATAGATTGCATATGAATGGCGTAAATAGGCGTTTGAATTCTTTCTTTTCAGACTTTCAACAATACGCTTATGTAATCCTCCATCGCTCTCTAATTTTTTATCATTTACACATAGATAATAACATATTTCACGAGGGTTGTCAAGCTGAAAGAACCATTTTTCTTGAAGTTTTTCTACGGTGGCAAATCCTATCGCCCTGATCCTGTTTATTTCTTGGGGGCGAGACACATTGCCAATCTCCGGTTCGTTGTGAGTGAAATAGTTGATAAAATGAATGGCTGAAACAATGGTTTTGTTTAGAGAATCATAAAAATTCTTAATGGGAACCGTATTTCCCATGGCCAGTTCTACAAATTCGTTGGAAATTATAGTGAGACTGTGAAGTAAGCCTGAGCGAGCATATTCCTGTAGGATCCCTCCTACTACCTTTTCTATCTTTGCGGGAGT